GTGTTAGCCATCTATCCTAAAAACCATGCTGTTGCCTCTGCGTCTTCTTTTGCACTTTCTAAACCTACTGAAGTAGCGAAATAATTAGTTTGTTGTAAAAGTTCTAATGTGTTAATTAACCTTGCCATGTAGCCTTCTGAGTATTCAGAGGGTGGGTTTGGCAGTCTGACATTTGCTAGTGGAGCACTCATCTCAATCCATCCTGTCTTATGTTAACTCTGAAATCACCCAATGTCCATTCGTCATTTGTACCAGAGCTTTCCCATTTTAAAGCAACCTGTCTACCTTTGGCTCTGGTGCTTATTTTTTCTGTTGATGATGTTATAGAAAATGGTCCTTTTGTAACTTCTGTTGCATTAGGATGTTTCCTTGTATTTAAAGAAACTGAAAGTGTTGTGTTAGAGCTTAAAGTGACATCTGGTATTATTTTATCAATCATATACATATCATTGCCGTCTGCTGTCAGCTCTCTCGGAGAAGCTTCGATCAAACAATTCATTGCTGATCCGTCTGCTGAAGTTCCTGTTTCATGATCATACAAGAACCCATTGGCATCAAAAGCAAAAGGCACAGTCCTAGATCCAGAAGAGTCTCTCCAAACTGTTCTATCTAATGTGCCGACTGTCCAAGCATTTTCAACATAATTATAACAAACATAACTATCGTTTTCTGGATTGACAGTTCCTGCAGAGTTATCTTCTGAAACGTAAAACCAACAGATCTCTTTAAATTTTTTATTATGCCCAACAACAACTTTGTCTATGTATCTTGTTTGCATTCTGTTAAAAACAAAATATTGCACTGGACAAGGCAACTCTTTTACAACACCATCGTAAACAAAGAAGTTTCTCCTGCCCATCCAATAAACATTACCATCAACACTGAGCATAGTATTTAGTCCTGCAGCACCTGCGTCTGTTGCCAGCAACCTGAAAGAAAATGTAAATGGTGGTCCAACAAAAGTCATACCATATATAGCTTCGTCTGTTGATATGATTGTTTCTTCTCTGGCACTTACCATAGCCATGATCTTTGTGCCTATTTGCAATCTCTGATCACCTGCTGTGTTAGTTGTTGTCGGTGCGAATTTTGTAAAGTCTTCTTGTGTTGAGAATCTTACAAGCATCTCATCAAAGTCACCACCACCACCAAACTCTGTGCAACCACCCACAACAAAATGTCTGTCTGGAAAACTGACTATACTCGTTCTTGCTTTTGTCGGAACACTCTCAGCACCAGAAACACTAGAAACAAGGACAGCTCTCGTTCCGACTCCTCCAGAGGTATCCCAGTAATACAAAGCACCATTGCGTACTGTTGCCAGCAGATCTTCTCCCCAAAGGTTTAAAGTCCAAGAAGAGTTTTCCAAAGAAACATCTGCAGCGGATATAGATCTAGGTTGATTCCAGCCTTCAAGACCCCAACCACCAACACCCCAACCCAGTGCTGGGTCTGAGCTTTGAGATCCTAGTCCTGCATCAGTTCCTATTAAATAACTTATAACAACATCATTACCACCACCAGCAGAAACTGTTGAGCTGGCAGCAGAGGGAGAAGTCACAGTAAAAGTGTTTGTAGTGATTGCTGTTATCTCATAACCTGCTTTCCTATTAAGAGTGTCAGCAGCAATGCCTCCTGTGGCTGTTGCACCAGAAAAAACCACATAGTCACCAACTTTTGCTCCATGACCATTATCTGTTATTGTCAAAGTTGTACTTGTGTCAGTAGTTGCTATTGGACCAATGAGGACTTGAGTCACTGTTGCACCATCACTGTGAGTAGCAGCAGAAGTGCTTGCAGCACCTCTAGTGCAACCTGTCAAAGTGTTAGAGCTTATGTTGGTATAAGTTATGATCTCGTTATCTATTTTTATAGAACCAGCAGTTGAGAAGCCTGTAACACTTGCAAGATCTACTTCTGTTTCACTGGCATCCAATGCCTCAGCAGCAGTTGTGGAAGTATTAGAGCTGTCTCTCAAAGGTGTTATGTCATACAATGCTCCATTGGCTATTGCATAAAGATGTGTATGAGTTCCGACTGCCAAGTAATCTTCACCATCAGTTATGGCTCGCCATTGAACCATAGTCCTAGCTATGCCTTGTATAGAAGTCGCAGTATTTGTTATTGTGCCAGCAGGATCAACTTCATTTATTTGATCTTTTTGCCAACCACCGATCTTTTCTGGGTAACCATTGCGGAATCTAACAAGATCGCTGTCCACCCAAAATGGACCATTCTTACCAGCAGAATATTCTGTGATATCTTTTACAACTCCAGGATTATATTTCAGCAACTGGTATGGCATTTTAAATCATTTTTATAGCTGTTTCCATTGTCTCGTTATTTCTTCTGGTCCAACCTTTACCAAAAGTATCAAATGTAGAAAGTGATTCATAAAAAGCTTGTCTAACATTTTTATAATTTTTTATAGTTGTTTCTAATCCATGATGCCTGATGTATTCCTCAAGTGTTTTTAATGTGTTCGGTCCAATGCCACCATCTGCTACTGTGCCAATCATCTTTTGTAATTTTTTAACTGCTCTACCAGTTCCACTGTTAACTGCCCAATCAAACACAGCCAAGTCTAATCCAGAAGGAAGTTGATCACATTTAGCTCTAGCCCAATAATTTTTTTCGTATATAGGAGCTACATCGTCCTCTGTCAAATCTTTCATACTTTTGGTGCCACCCCACTCCTCATAAACTCTTTTTGTGACTCCAAGGTTAGTTTCTCCTCCAGGATCTCTTGGGTGATTTACATACCCACCCTCATGATGAAGGATCACTTGTAAACATTTTGGGAAGTTTTCTTTCATTTTGTCAATCCTTTCTGTTTTTCATATGTTCTCAATCCACCAATACCAAGCATACCACCCAGAACAGTTAACAATGTTCCCATATCAAAGTCTGGCAAAGTAGGTAATGTTGCACCAGATAATGCGACTATAAAAATAATAATAGGCTGACCAACAAAGTGATAGAAAAAAGCAATCCCACAGACCCAACCAATGAAAGGACGCCAGCCACCTTTAAAAATGCTTCCAGAAGAAGCTTCCTCTTTATTAACTGCGATTTGTGCCAGTTGTTGCTCATGGGCTAACTTATCAGCCATAGTTGCAAGTTCGTGGGCAAGTTTTGCTTTTTGATCTTTATCCTCTACGACTTTGTCTAATAGTTTTGTTGCTGGTTCTATAAGTGATGTTAATAAACTCATTTGTTTCCGTTTCCATTCTTAGCCATCCAAGCACTCACACCCATGTAAGCTCCGACTATACCTGCACCTGTTATATAAAATAAATCACTGACACTGCCTAAAAGTTTTATCCTTTCGTCTGGTATGAAAGGCATAAAAAGCATAACAGTGAAAGCACCCATGCCAATCAAAGTCCAACGAGCTATCCTAAGTTGAGCCATATGTTTGCGACTTTGATCTTCGAACTCACGGATCTCTTTAGATTTTTCTATCTCCTCATCAGTGACCACACCATCCCCATCCATGTCATATGGATTAAGTTTGCTTCCTGGTTCTAATTTTTTAGGAGTCATCCGAATCCTTTCAATATTATTCCTATGAGTAACATTATAATAGCTCCTGCTGTTCCGATCATTATGTGCTCAAGCCTTTTTATCCTGTGTATAGTCTCGATCCACCTCTCATCACTGACAGCAATATGTTTTTCAAGAGTGACATGTATTTCTGTTTGCTTAGACATCACCTGTCAATCCATTTTGGAACTATTGGTCCAAGGTGCTCATGCTTTATTATTCCTAAAAAGACAGCAACAGAAATAATAATCATCAACACTTTAAATCTTATCAAGATACTTTCTCCTCTTCAGAAGCTGACCTCAAAGATTCTATTAACTCATTTTGAAAGCTATCTCTAGATCTTTGAATACTGTCAACTGAAGCTTGAAGTTCTCCAAGTTGTTTAGCACATTTTTGAAGTTGTGCTATAAGGTACTTTTGACGACCATCAAGATCTTTGCTAGTATAATCTTTGCCGTCTAAAGTTATTACATTTTCTTCGCTCATTACCAAGGCACTCCTGTTGATTTAATTTTAGCTTCTTCTATTTGAGCTGCACACTTATCTGACAGCCTTTTTTCAATAGCATCTACTTTCATATTATCGTCAGACTGTGCATTACAAGCTGATTTTACCCAACCTATAACATCACTTTCTTTAAGGTTTTCATATTTAATGAAGCTACTTGCTGAGGCATCATAGGTGCAACTATACTTGCCCTCCTCTGATGCTCTTGAAATAACTTCACCATCACTATTTGTTTCAATGCCAGAACATTCCCATCTGACTTCAGTTACACCACCATCAGCAAGCATCCTCTGCATTTGATTTATTTTCCAAGTTATTGTTGCTGCCATTTCATTCTCCTTTATCCACAATATAACACACAAGATACAAGCTTCTCACCTGTATTGTTATTTCCGATTGTTACTTTGCCGATTGTTTTGCTTCTTATGATGTCATCTGATTGCACCTTTGCTGTGCCATCACCATTACTTTCTAGTAAATCACCACCTTCACAAGCACCTGTAACTCTTATTGAACCAATACCTACTGATGCCACTAAAGGTTTGTCGTTCTCATCATAACTTTGAAGAACTCCATATACTCTTTTATCACCCACTGTGTCTGAAATTTTAATTTTTGCGTGGTCTGCTCTTGTTTGACCTTTTTTTGGATTTTCTTCTCTACCACCTTTTTCATCTGGTTGAGTGTCAGAATAAACATCAAGCTCATCTATAGTGCTACAAACAGTCCCAACAGCAACATTGCTTGCAATGCCAGAACTTTCGTGTAGTCCAGAAAAACCATTATAAGAAACTGTTGAGCCTGAAACCGATATACTGCCCTCAGTAGAGTTACTATGCCTGAATGTTATTAAAGTTCCATCAGAATCTTCTCTATTAAGGAATATGCATTGTTGTGCGCCACCTGCGTCATCTATTACTACTGCAACTTGTCCCGCAGGTGTAATAGTTGCTCCTGCGACTGTATTACTGCCTGCATCTTTACCTATATAAATATGTTGACTACCATCTATCCTCATAGCTTCATTGTTAGTCCCAGAGGAGTTTGTGTTAAAGATGAGAGCAGTACTAGCATCTTCTGTTAAAATTCTTAGTGAGCCATCTGCTTGGATTAATCCTGGATTAGAAGTTGATACACCTCTGAAAAGCATCCCTCTAGTAGTGTTTCCAGTGCCATCCATTCTAAAAACAAGACCATCTCCATGAACAGACAATTTAGAGGCAGGATTATCCGTACCAATGCCTACATTCTGATCGCTATCTATCCTCATAGCTTCAGTAGGTGTTGTGGCATCAGCCTTTGTTGTCATGAATTTTAACTCTCCAGGCATATCATTGGCACTTGGTCCAGTACCTACAATACAACTTATTTCGGCTGCAGCTGCAGCCATATCTGTGCCATCATCACCATGCCACTCTATTTTACCTAAACTGTCACCTGCACTAAGAATAGAAAAAGAACCTGTTGAAGTGCTACGAGTTTTTGCAAAATGCAGGGCAGGAGGATTAGCATTGTTTTCCAATCTAGTAATACATAAAGTTGTTTGCACACTAGTGTTTCCTGCAATTTGCGCTATTGGGATTTGACCTGCAACAGTCTGATCACCATATTCACCAACATTCACAACTCCAGTATTATTTATTCTAAAACGTCTAGTATTGTTAGTGGCAAATTGTATAGCTTCATTTTCTCTATGCCAAATCAAAGCATCTTCATTACTATCAATACCTATACGAAATCCATCAGATGTTGTTGTTCCAGTTGTGCTATTAGTAAACAAATGATAATTTTCACCACTGTCGGTCACATGTTGATGTAATTTATAAGAAGGACTGTCTAACCCAATTCCTAAAAATCCACTATTAGCAAATGAAGCAATTTCAGTGCCATTTGAAAAACCACCAGTATTAGAACCCTCACCATAAACAATTCCTAATCTTGATCCATTAGCAACTATAAAGTAATCATAAGTTTGACCTGTATCACTTATACCAATTGCAGGATTTGAAGAATCTTCTATAAATAAAACAGCCTGTGCATTTGCGTAAGAAATGGGTGCATTAGAATTAATAGCTACTCCATCATATTGACCATTAACAAAAAAGGCATTTGGGTGATTGTCAGTGGCAACACGAAAATCTACATCTTGATTATCATTATTAATAGATGTCTCAGTAGAGATGTGTTCGATTCTGCTTCTTTGCGAGCCATTTGTCATAACATAATGAATTTGCCTAGCATCTTCAGCACCATCAGCAGAATCTTCTATTTCTGTAAACAGTTGAAAGTAATCTATTAATTCAGGAGTTCCTGCATCATTATACCCTTGAATAAATATTTGACCTAGATTATCACCATCTGCTCCTGCTTCTCCTGGATTCCTAACCAGATTCATTCTTGGTCCATGACCACTATCTGTATCTGTTGAAGTAAGTGTTAGCTGTGGATTGTTATCTGCTGTGGTAAAACTAGCTGTTGTGCCTGACAAAGCACCTGCGACAGTAAATGTCCCTGCCACATCTAAGTCTGTGAAAAGATCATAAACAATGCCTCCTGAACCTGCTCCATCAGTTGCGATAACTTTGACAGATCCATTAGGTATATTGACAGTTGCACCAGTGCCTTGCTTGATAGTGATTATCTGACCACCACTCGTTGCGTTTTCTATAATCCAAACTTTGCTGACTGTATTCGGTGCTAGAGTTATAACTCTGGTTGTCGTAAGATCTGCACTGGATGCTATTTTTAAATACAACGATCTAGCAGCATCGGAAGAACCATCTGCCATTGTGATAGTTGTATCTGCATTACCAATAGTCTCTGTGCCATAGCTGAATGCCTCTGCGATGAGCTCAAGATTCGTATTGGTCACTGTTCCCCAAGATCCTGGATTGTCACCAGTGCCTTGTTCGTTTAATCTAAGATCATTTACAAAGGTGCTTGTCATATCAATCTATCCTTACTATTGCGTTACTTGCAGTTGCTGCTGGAAAGACAATTTTAAATGTTCCTCCAGAAACTGTAAAGTCTCCACCAAAAGCCAAAACTGCAATCGCACCTCTAGCATTAGATGAAGCATCTCCAAGTGTTTTGTTATAAATTAATGCACCATTGGCTGTAAAAGATGCTGATGTCCATTCAGGGTCTGCTGCATCAAACACTCCACTGGTACTGTTTTCAGTCACTGCGACACTCGAAAGTTGCAAACCACCTGCTGAGTAAGCACTACCAGATGTATTTGTTATCTCGTTTGATGTTGTATAACCATCTGTTGTTGCGTCTAAGCTAGCACTGCTTGTATAAAGTGCTATTCTTATATCATCAGTGTCTAGATGGTGATCACCTAGTAACAGATCTTTTTTAAATAATGTGCACATTGCTTGTGATATAGCCATTTAGATACCTCCGTTATATTCTGCTGCATAGTTACGGCTCATTTCTTGTTGAAAAAGTTGAATTGCCTCGTCAAATTGTGTTTTGTATAAGTTTAGCGTTTCTCCAGCTTTAAGGAAAGCAGAAGTTTCATAAAGTGCTGCAGAGAGTAAAACATGCTCCGCATTGTCACCGATCCAGCTATTTGCATTTGTTGAGCTTAAACCTGTCTCTGGTGCTATGAAATCTACTTGATAAGAAAGAGTCGCACTAGGAGTTGGTGCCAAAGTTATAACAGTTCCAGATGTTCCTGCATTTTTTGTAGCATACATTCTTGGAGTTCCTGTTGTGCTAGAGTTTGGCCAATAATCCCTCAAGTAAGAATCTATCCTATGATCAAGATAAACCACATTACTACTTGAGGTGACAGAAACTTGCCTTATCATTCTAGCTGAAGCCACTGTATAATCTGCTGTGCCAACAACTAAAGTTCCTGTCGTGCTTTGCCTGAAACAAGGCAAACTTGGAAGTCTGGAGAATATCATTCTCTCAGCTTGTGTTATTATAGTAGGTATTGAGTCGCTCAGTTCTGTTGAGTCATCCTCTATAAAGTTTTGTATGTTAGAAACTAATGTTGTGTAATTCATTATCCGTCGTTCCAACCTCCTTGACCCCAAGAACCTTGACTCCAACCATTGGCTTGAGCTTGCTCAGTTCCGACTGCTCCTGTGCCACCAACTCCTGTTTCTGTTATACTTAATTCAAGAGCTTCTGTTCCTACGCCACCAGTTCCTCCTACACCACCTGCTGGTAGGTTTATGGAGAACTCAACGACCTCATTGCCGACTCCACCAGTTCCTCCTACACCAGTCTCTAGTATAGATAAATTAAGTGCCTCAACACCGACAGATCCTGCACCACCACTGCCTGATACTCCTGTGACCTCAACAACTGGTATTTCAACCCCAACACCACCAGTGCCTGCGACACCTGCTTCTTCTATAGAAGCCATTGGTGTTTCTGTTCCGACTGCTCCTGTGCCTGCGACACCTGCTGGTTCTAGCAAGATGTTAAGCTCTATTCTGAGCACATCGCCAACACCACCAAGACCACTTATCCCAACATTTGGTCTTTCTAATTTTGGCAAGAAAGGATCGTAATTAAATCCAACATTAAATGTTACTTCTTCTGGGTCATTGTCTGGTCTAGGGCTGAAAAGGGCAACAGCATCTATGACATTCCTAGGTGGGGATAGTTGAGGATGTTTTGGCTCCCACTCGTCTGGTGCAACACGCAAGTTGTCCCAAGTGGTCTTGAGTTGAGTGTATCTTACTCTTTGACCTCCTCTGTCACTTATAGCAAATGATTTTTTACCTTTTGCGTATCTTGTTCCCATTAACTTAAATTAAGACCAGTTGGTCTTATCCTCATTGTTACACCATCGTTGTCTGTTGAGGCAGCAAACTCAAAAGCTCTTTCATAAACTTGATTGAGCAAATTAAATTTATCTGGTTGATATTTCATAGCCAACTTACTAGCCAAACCTGCACATATTGTATCTTGCCAACGATAAGGTATGTCTGTGTCTTGGTTGCTGGCTGTGACATCTTCTATCTGATTCATTGACCAATAAACCAAACTGTAGTCATTGCTATCTGGTGATTGCCAAACATTTATCTGTGGTGTGTATTGTTTATCAAGCATGTATTGACTTGGCTTGCCAGTGGCAGTTTTGTTTGGCAGTTGATTGTATTCAGATATACTTATCCTTTGAACAACTGTGTCTGTTTGTGTACTGCCTATAGTTTCACGTATTACAACATCTATAAGATCTATAGTTCCTTCTGGCAATGTGTAGTTTGTAGTTCCTGAAGTTAAACTCAAAGTATTATTTTGAACAGTCCAGTAATTTATACCTCTGTTGGCAAACTCACTGAACAAAAGATTAAGACTTCTTCTTGCAGCAGAAGCATGATAACCTGTTCGAGTTTGATCATCTATCCCGACACGTTCAAATGCTTCTGCTATTATCTCTTCAACATCTGGTCTAAATGCTACTGTGCCTGAAGTTGCCATTAATACTCCTTTGATGCCCTTATAATTATTTGATATGCATCACCTGCTGCATCCGCACCAGTAGTTGTAAATTTAATGTCACCAGTCGGACTAGTTCCAAAAGATTTGCTTGAAGGCAAACCACCAAATTTAGAAAAGTCTTGATAGCCTGATTGTCCCTCTGTCAAATGCATAATAATAACATCTGTGCTTGCATCAGCAAGTATCTCAACAGTCATTGCAGAGATAACCCACCAACACTCAAGTATCCTTATACCTGTGCATGTCTCACCACTTGAGCTTGCAACTAAACTAGAAACATCTATTTTAAGAACAGCACTCTCATTGCCTGTGTCGACATATTGATATTGAAAAGCCATGACGACTTCTCTGGGGTTATCAGCTATCGTCGTAACTTTTGTAAGATCAGCCATTGATTACTCCTTTATCTCGCCACGCAAAAGCATAGCTTTGTATTCGGCACTCCCTTTTGGAGGGAGCACCTTTTTAGAAGTTTTCTTGCTGGTAGTTGTCCAAGCTTCATTCTCTGGAGTGTTTGGATCATCAGGGATAAACTTACCAGATTTTGTCCTAGCTCTTTTTCTCTCAGCCATTTAAACCTCCATTATCTTACTTGAGCAGCAAAAATGTAATCAATGTTCATTGACTTTGTTCCTGTTGCAGAGCCTGATAGTTGCATAGCTCCAAGAGCAAGATTCTCATCATCAGGGATATTTGCTGTGTGAGTTGCAACTTTGTTCCTGTTAACAAAGAACTCAACAGAGCCAGTGCTTTTAACATGAAAACCAAGTGTAACTGCAGTGCCACTTGCTATATCAACACCAGAATCTGTTGTTGTTGCTGTTCCGTCTTTCTCAGTTACACAATCAATATTGCTATCTCCGTCGTCAACTTGGAAAACAATCCTGTCTGCTGCAGTTAGCATAGCTTCTGGATTAGTTGCAAAGTTTACTGTTAAACCTATACAAATGTCCATTGCATCACCTTCTGCATCAGTCGGTGTAATTTTTGTTTCAAACCAGATATCTTTATCAGTGGCAACTGCAAATATCTCATTGCCTTGAATTGATGCACCATCATTGTCAGTTGTGGCTTGTGAGCTAAGAGTAACTGCTCCACCTACAACATCAGCAGCAATACCTGCAGAGGCACTGGAATCTTTCACAACTGTCCAGTCATTGGTGCTATCGAGAGCGATGCCTGTAAAGTCATCCATGTAAACAAGATAATCAGGGTTGCGGTCTATTGGCAGGTTTTCAAACCATTGTCTTTGTCCATCCTTACCTGCGAAAAGGATTGGTCCAGTAAAATGTACAGCCATT